ACGGATACAATTCTTGAGAGAAATTTTGTTGATCTTATCGATGAACGATTTACTAACTATGCTTTTGCAGTTATGGAAGATCGTGCATTGCCAGATGCTCGTGATGGTCTAAAACCATCACAGCGTCGAACTCTTGTTGCTATGGATGATCTTAAGCTACGTACTTCAGGTAAAACCAAGAAGTGTGCAAAGATTTGTGGTGATGTTTCTGGAAACTACCATCCACACGGAGAGGCAGTAGTTTATCCTACTCTTGTTCGTATGGCTCAAACTTGGTCATTGCGTTACCCTCTTATCACACCACAGGGAAACTTTGGTTCTCCTGCTCCTGAAGATAAGCCAGCTGCAATGCGCTATACAGAGGCAAAACTCTCTTCATTTGGCGATTTGATGGTTAATGAATTATCTGATCAGGTAGTTCGCTATCAAGCAAACTACAATGATGAAATGATGGAGCCTACTGTTCTTCCATCACTATTTCCTAACTTGATTGTTAATGGGTGTAGTGGGATTGCAGTTGGATGGGCAACTAATATGGCGCCTCACAACTTGCGTGAAGTTGCTAAGTTGATTGATGCATATATCAAAAATCCAGACATCACTACAGATGAAGCTTTACAAATTGTACCAGGTCCAGACTTTCCAATCCGTTGCAAGGTTTTGGGACTGGATGGTATTCGCTCATATTTCACTAATGGACGTGGAACTGTTCAACTTGAAGGCTACTACGACATTGTTCAAGAGCGTAATCAAGAAATCATAAAGGTAAGTGAATTGCCTTATGGAAGTAGTGCTGAAAGCTTTTGCCGTGAGATCAAAGAGCTTGTTGAAAGTAAAAAGATTGAAGGCATTACCGGCCTGAAGAATCTTACAAGCAAGAAGGGTATGGATGTTCGCGTCTGGCTTCACAAAAGTGCAAGTTCCCAAGTTGTATTAAATCAACTGTTGAAGCGTACATCTCTTCGCACAAGTTTTTCTGTCAATTCCACTGTTCTTTTGGATGGCAAGAAAGTTGTTGAGAATGTATCGATACTTCAGCTTGTCAAGGCTTTTGTTGAGCATCGTAAAGAAGTTCTGACAAATAAGTTTACAGCTGAACACGTAAAGAATAGCGCTCGTATTCACATTCTTGAGGGACTTCTTGGTATCACAGACAAGATTGATGCAGTAATCAAGCTTGTAAGAAATGCTGATAATAAAGAAGAAGCAGCCAGAGAGCTTATTGCACAAGAGTTTGTTTCATCCCAAGAACAAGCTGATGCAGTATTAAGAATTACTCTTGGAAATCTTACTAAGCTTGATACTCGCGCTTTGCAAGATGAGTTTGATAAGTTGACCAAGCGTAATGAATGGTTGGCTGCTCAGTTAGCTTCAGAAAAGAAGATGCTTGGTCTTATTTCTAAAGAACAACTTGAACTTGCTGAAAAATTTGGAGATGATCGTCGATCTGAAATTCTTGCTCTTGAGGATGAAATTTCTTATGAAGATCTTATTAAAGAAGAACAGATTGTTGTATCTCTTACCAAAGATGGTTACATCAAGCGAGTTCCACTAGACACATTCAAAACTCAAAACCGTGGAGGTAAAGGTGTTATTGGTGTTAAGTCTCGTGAAGAAGATGAAGCTTCTGATATTTTCAGTGGTACAACTCACGATCTTTTCTTATTCTTTACTAACGAAGGCAATTTGTTAAAGAAAAAAGGATATGAAATTCCACTTGCATCTAGAACTTCAAAGGGAACTCATCTTAATAATCTTCTAAATTTGACTGAGGGTGAGACTGTTTCAACAACTATTACGCTTAAGTCTTTGGATATAGATGGGTACTTTGTAATGGTAACAAAGAAGGGACTGATCAAGCGTTCTGAGATTCGTGAATACGACACAAGCCTTCGAAAGAGGGGATTGAAAGCTATTTCTCTCACTGATGGCGATAGTTTGAACTTTGTTATGAATACAGACGGCAATAAAGATATTATGCTTGTCACATCGTTAGGTATGGCAGTTAGGTATCCTGAAACTCTTGTTCGCTGTATTGGTAAAAATGGGCAAGGTAGTCGCTCAATGCTTCTTTCAAGAGAAGATAGTATAGCTGCAGTATTGTCTATTGATTCAGAATCAGATCCATCTATTCTTGTTATTACCGAATTAGGTAAGGGTAAGAAGACTTCAGCATCTGAATATAGATCAACTGCTGGTAAGAACGTCAAGGGCCAAAGAACAATCAATCAAACCAAGAGGGAACAAACTGGTAAGATTGTTGCTGCTTTATCAATCACTGATACTGATGAGATTCTTGTATTGACAAACAAGGGCAAGATGATGCGATGTAACTTAGATAGCTTGAGAAACAAATCAAAAGCTACACAAGCTAATAACATTGTTGCTCTTGATAACAACGATACTGTTCAAAGTGTGGTTTTAGTACCAGCATCTGAACAGGATTCAGAATCAGAAGTTCTGTAATAAACAAAAGAGGGTAAACAAATGGCTAATGCATTGTATGACAGTGGAAGAAATGGATTTTTGACTGGAGCTTTCAACTGGAATAGCGACACATTCAAAGTGATACTATTGTCTTCAACATATACAGTGGATATAGCTAATCACGTTTACACATCTAGCGTTGGTGGAACAGTTGCAATATCATCAGGTATTGCAACTACCACTGCTTCATCTGGAATTGCAGATGCTTACGATATAACATTTTCAAGTGTAGCAGGAACGACAGCAACACAATTTGTTTTATTTCACGACTCAACTAAAAAACTTATTGCTCATTTTGATACTGGGACAAACATTCCTGTAACTCCTAATGGTGGAGATATAACCATACAGTGGAGTGATGCAGCTAATAAAATATTCAAACTTTAGATATACACAAGCAACTGATGAGCTCAAGAATATTCTTGAGCTCATCAGTTGCTTGTGTATATCTAAAGTTTGAATATTTTATTAGCTGCATCACTCCACTGTATGGTTATATCTCCACCATTAGGAGTTACAGGAATGTTTGTCCCAGTATCAAAATGAGCAATAAGTTTTTTAGTTGAGTCGTGAAATAAAACAAATTGTGTTGCTGTCGTTCCTGCTACACTTGAAAATGTTATATCGTAAGCATCTGCAATTCCAGATGAAGCAGTGGTAGTTGCAATACCTGATGATATTGCAACTGTTCCACCAACGCTAGATGTGTAAACGTGATTAGCTATATCCACTGTATATGTTGAAGACAATAGTATCACTTTGAATGTGTCGCTATTCCAGTTGAAAGCTCCAGTCAAAAATCCATTTCTTCCACTGTCATACAATGCATTAGCCATTTGTTTACCCTCTTTTGTTTATTACAGAACTTCTGATTCTGAATCCTGTTCAGATGCTGGTACTAAAACCACACTTTGAACAGTATCGTTGTTATCAAGAGCAACAATGTTATTAGCTTGTGTAGCTTTTGATTTGTTTCTCAAGCTATCTAAGTTACATCGCATCATCTTGCCCTTGTTTGTCAATACAAGAATCTCATCAGTATCAGTGATTGATAAAGCAGCAACAATCTTACCAGTTTGTTCCCTCTTGGTTTGATTGATTGTTCTTTGGCCCTTGACGTTCTTACCAGCAGTTGATCTATATTCAGATGCTGAAGTCTTCTTACCCTTACCTAATTCGGTAATAACAAGAATAGATGGATCTGATTCTGAATCAATAGACAATACTGCAGCTATACTATCTTCTCTTGAAAGAAGCATTGAGCGACTACCTTGCCCATTTTTACCAATACAGCGAACAAGAGTTTCAGGATACCTAACTGCCATACCTAACGATGTGACAAGCATAATATCTTTATTGCCGTCTGTATTCATAACAAAGTTCAAACTATCGCCATCAGTGAGAGAAATAGCTTTCAATCCCCTCTTTCGAAGGCTTGTGTCGTATTCACGAATCTCAGAACGCTTGATCAGTCCCTTCTTTGTTACCATTACAAAGTACCCATCTATATCCAAAGACTTAAGCGTAATAGTTGTTGAAACAGTCTCACCCTCAGTCAAATTTAGAAGATTATTAAGATGAGTTCCCTTTGAAGTTCTAGATGCAAGTGGAATTTCATATCCTTTTTTCTTTAACAAATTGCCTTCGTTAGTAAAGAATAAGAAAAGATCGTGAGTTGTACCACTGAAAATATCAGAAGCTTCATCTTCTTCACGAGACTTAACACCAATAACACCTTTACCTCCACGGTTTTGAGTTTTGAATGTGTCTAGTGGAACTCGCTTGATGTAACCATCTTTGGTAAGAGATACAACAATCTGTTCTTCTTTAATAAGATCTTCATAAGAAATTTCATCCTCAAGAGCAAGAATTTCAGATCGACGATCATCTCCAAATTTTTCAGCAAGTTCAAGTTGTTCTTTAGAAATAAGACCAAGCATCTTCTTTTCTGAAGCTAACTGAGCAGCCAACCATTCATTACGCTTGGTCAACTTATCAAACTCATCTTGCAAAGCGCGAGTATCAAGCTTAGTAAGATTTCCAAGAGTAATTCTTAATACTGCATCAGCTTGTTCTTGGGATGAAACAAACTCTTGTGCAATAAGCTCTCTGGCTGCTTCTTCTTTATTATCAGCATTTCTTACAAGCTTGATTACTGCATCAATCTTGTCTGTGATACCAAGAAGTCCCTCAAGAATGTGAATACGAGCGCTATTCTTTACGTGTTCAGCTGTAAACTTATTTGTCAGAACTTCTTTACGATGCTCAACAAAAGCCTTGACAAGCTGAAGTATCGATACATTCTCAACAACTTTCTTGCCATCCAAAAGAACAGTGGAATTGACAGAAAAACTTGTGCGAAGAGATGTACGCTTCAACAGTTGATTTAATACAACTTGGGAACTTGCACTTTTGTGAAGCCAGACGCGAACATCCATACCCTTCTTGCTTGTAAGATTCTTCAGGCCGGTAATGCCTTCAATCTTTTTACTTTCAACAAGCTCTTTGATCTCACGGCAAAAGCTTTCAGCACTACTTCCATAAGGCAATTCACTTACCTTTATGATTTCTTGATTACGCTCTTGAACAATGTCGTAGTAGCCTTCAAGTTGAACAGTTCCACGTCCATTAGTGAAATATGAGCGAATACCATCCAGTCCCAAAACCTTGCAACGGATTGGAAAGTCTGGACCTGGTACAATTTGTAAAGCTTCATCTGTAGTGATGTCTGGATTTTTGATATATGCATCAATCAACTTAGCAACTTCACGCAAGTTGTGAGGCGCCATATTAGTTGCCCATCCAACTGCAATCCCACTACACCCATTAACAATCAAGTTAGGAAATAGTGATGGAAGAACAGTAGGCTCCATCATTTCATCATTGTAGTTTGCTTGATAGCGAACTACCTGATCAGATAATTCATTAACCATCAAATCGCCAAATGAAGAGAGTTTTGCCTCTGTATAGCGCATTGCAGCTGGCTTATCTTCAGGAGCAGGAGAACCAAAGTTTCCCTGTGGTGTGATAAGAGGGTAACGCAATGACCAAGTTTGAGCCATACGAACAAGAGTAGGATAAACTACTGCCTCTCCGTGTGGATGGTAGTTTCCAGAAACATCACCACAAATCTTTGCACACTTCTTGGTTTTACCTGAAGTACGTAGCTTAAGATCATCCATAGCAACAAGAGTTCGACGCTGTGATGGTTTTAGACCATCACGAGCATCTGGCAATGCACGATCTTCCATAACTGCAAAAGCATAGTTAGTAAATCGTTCATCGATAAGATCAACAAAATTTCTCTCAAGAATTGTATCCGT